CCAGAAAATACCTTACGTAACAGGTATTCGACTACAGATAATTGTCATCCTAGAAGTTTATTCTTGCTAGGTCAAGATGGCAAGCACTCCGGCCCACCCGCGACACTGTCGCGCCTCGCGTCGACGGACCATTGACACAGTCCGACGAGCGCTAAACACTTGGTGTCACTGCTACCACCAGAAGCGGATCAAGTTTAGACCCAGCTCTCAGAGCTGTTCTGATCTTGCATCCGAAGTAAAGGAGTTACTGGCTAACTGCCCTTCCCTCATTGAAGAGGAAAGGATGGCTTTCCAGAGTATTAAAAAGCTCCTTCCGGATTCTTGCAAGTGCATGAACGAATCGCTTCTGGACCGTTTGATGGAGGGTGTGGTCCGCCCTCCTCGGAATTTGCCTTGTGGGTACCTTCGATTTGTCGAGAAGGAGGCTAGGAGGATGTTTCCTCCTTGCTGGGACACAATGTATCGTGAGCACTGCTACACGACGTCCCCGCCTCTTTCCTCGACCCTCGAGAATTCTCGTCTAGATGGAGGAGGTCTTGCGACCGAATCCTGCCAAGCTGAGTTTCTCTCTGAGGTTCTTGGTACCGCCCCCCTATCCGACCCTTCGCATGTAGCAAAACCTATGGTGGTTCAGTCTGCTGGGAAGCCCCGACCTTTGACAAAGTTTTCGGAGCAGACCCTACTTTTGAAGCCACTTCATAAGTCACTGTACAGCCATATCTCCAAAAAGACGTGGTTGTGCAGAGGTGAGCTTAGTGCGGAGAAGCTGGATGCGGCAGGCTTCAAGCGCGGTTTTGGCAATTTGGTAAGTGGCGATTACAAGTCGGCCACCGATAATTTGCCGCTGGAGGTCGCGGAGGCGATTTTGCGAGTTGCGCTTTCTAACGCGACGAGAGTCCCTGAGGGGATCTCTTCGTACGCGGAAAGAATTTTGCGCCCGCTTTTTCGCTACCGCGGCGAGTTTGTCGAGGTGACTTCTGGTCAACAGATGGGATCGCTTCTCAGCTTTCCTTTATTGTGTATCCAGAATTACATCGCCTTTCGTTGGGCAGTGAGGAGACACTTCGGCAGCAGAGATGCTGAACCGAAGATTCCCGTGCTCATCAATGGCGACGACATTCTCTTCCAGTGTGAGGATCCAGCCTTTTATGGCTCGTGGATCGAGGTTGTCGGTGAGGTCGGCCTGGAGGTCGAGCGGACCAAAACCAGTGTTGCCGAGGACTATGGTTCTCTGAATTCAACTCTTTTGAGATGGAAATCAGGGTTCCTTCGGATAGTCCCGACACTCCGGTTTGGGATGCTTCGTACCCAGCCGTTTGCCAATGCTTTGCCCCGCGGCCTTCAGCAGTTCGCAATGCCTGGTCTCCCCATCGACGTCCGCTATAGAGCGGGCGTCGAATTTGTTCGTTGGCATCTCCCTACAATTCTCCGTACTAACCTTGCTCCTAATGAGCTCGGTTTTTCCGGACGTTTTGCTTGGAGAGTCCTTCACAAAGGGGGAGGCCTTAAGGCTGTGCTTGAGCAGCTGGAGGTTGAGC